GTATAAACACCTCCATAAGTACCAGTGTTTGATGGTGTAAATACATTATTAGAACTGCTCAGCCTAATTTGATTTGCTTTAACGTCTGTTACAAATGGAAGTAAGCGATCTTCTATGACATCATCAACATTTTCAAAGGGTTCAGTAGGCGCATCCTCAGATACAGCACTAGAAACTAATGCATCACCTGTTAGCCCAAACGCATATCGCAATAATAGTAACGAATCTGTCAATGCGTCTAATCTACCATCACCGTCTATATCAAATACATTAAATAAACCGGGGTTTTCTTCCTTTGCATGGTCGCGTATATACTCCAAATGCTCTTCAATTTCTTTTGCTGTGCGAGTAGCATTTTCAGCTACAGCGCTATCCGCTAGAGCGTCGCCTGTTAGGCCAAACACATATCGCATGTACAGCAACCCATCGGTAAGCGCATCTACTCTACCGTTTTGATCTAGATCAAGGGGGCTATACGTTTCTGCTATGTCATTAAAATCAGTAAGGCCTACTTCAGCGCCCACGTCCACATACGCTAGGTTATCTTGTACTTTTGTTGGAGAGGTATTTGTTATGTCTTTTGTAAGCGCGTCACCTGTCAACCCAAACGAATGACGAGTTAACAACATAAAATCATCTTCGGTAAGGTTTCCATCTTCATCGAAATCAAACGCAGCGCTTAATTCAGGGTCATTCTCTATGGCTTCTAAGTAATCTAATACTTCCTGTTTACTTCTTTGGGCACCCTCACCAATATATATACCCTCAAATAGCTCGTCTCCCCGCTTCCCCGCCATATAATTACCAAGAAGTAAAGTGTCAGAGTTAGAGTCTATCTTCCCATCCGCATCAATATCAGCCAAAGCGTATTTAGCGGGCCTATAGGTAGTAAAGTAAGGGTTATCAGTTACTGTAGAGCGAAAAGTGGAGGCGTTGCCTTGGTTATCCCAAGTGTTTCTCTTGTCGTAAGAAGACTCTGTTCGCAGCTTGTCTATTAGTTTTTTAGATGCGGAATCTAACTCAGCATATTTTTCATCAAACCGATCAGTGGTGGACTGCGCAGACGCACCTTTTGTGGTAGGTTCATAGGTCTCTAACCATCCGAGTGCTTCATCTAAATCTTTAAATTGTTTAGCCATGAATCAGCCTTATAGTGAAGCGATTATGAATGCTAGTAATTCGGGATACCGAACACCGCGTCTTGTTACCTCTGTAGCTGTAACGCCTTCTGGTATGTGTGCCTGCTCGTAATATTTTTCGCCTTCGTGTTCCCACCAAGTAGTGCTAATAAACATAGCATATTTACCGGCATCTAAACCCTCAGCAGTAAAAGCAGATTCAAGGTCTTGAGCAATGATACCAAAGTGTATTCTAGCACTATCACCTTTTTCTGCAACCGAATCTATCCACCTAAACTTACGTAGTAAACCTTTTGCAGCCACTGCCACCCTACGCTCCGCGTCAGATAGTTCTTCTATATCTTGTTTTAGACTTCTATCAGATGTTTGTATTGTAGCGTTAGTTGCATATATATCGTCAAAACGATTACTAGAACGTCCTAGATCAATAGAATTATCTTTGTCACCACCATCTCCATCACAAGGCTCAACTACTACAGTGGTAAATTGGTTTTGAAATTTAAGCCCCCCTACCTGACTGGCTGAATATATGCCTTGCCCATAAGCTACAGAACTTAACCCTATACTCCCATGCCGGTTTGAACTCTTATAAAAATTTATTATCCTACCGTAATGAGAACCCGTTTCTTTAATCCTAACTAATTCTGTACTAGTAGCACCTTTAGCATCTTCTAATTGTAGTTTGTAAGAAGGTGATCCAGAAAACCCAATACCTAACTCTTTTACATCTTGTATTTCTTTATCTTGGGCATCTAAATTACCTCCTAATTGAGGCGTTGTATCATCAACTACCGCAGCTATGCCACCTGATACTTGTGCCCAAGTCAGACCCCCTGTGTTACCTGATTGCGCAGACAAGAAATAACCATTAACTGGAGCATTAGATACTTTAAGATTAGCTTCATCTACTACGTTGTCTGCAATAGTTAAAGCTGTAGCTCCTGTAACCTCACCTGTATGTGTGGCATTAGTTACTTTAGCTGTGTTGGCTGTAATGGCTGAGTTTATTGAATCTGCAAGTTTTGCATCCGTTACTGCGTCATCAGCTATCTTTGCGGTTGTAACAGCGTCATCAGCTATCTTCGCAGTAGTTACATTAGCATCAGTTATTTTTACAGTAGTTATCGCGTCTGTCTGTATATTTGAAGTCGCCACAGCGTTAGTTTGTAACTTGCCTGCTATAACAGCACCGGAAGCTATTTGGTCACTACCTATGGCGTTGTCTGCTATTTTAGCTTGTGTGACCGCATCATCGGCTATTTGTGCTGTAGCTATAGTCCCACTTAAACTAGATGTAGGGTAGTTAGTTGCATCACTTAGATTAAACGCAGGAGTTGCATCTGACTGACCTAAATCAAGGGATACACCACCATAAGACACACTATCGTTAACAAGTTTACTGTTTTCTATACTGCCAGCTAGTTGCGCGTTTGTTATGGGGTTCGCGGTTATATAGTCGCCCACCTTGGTGTCAAAAGACACAGTAGTTGTTATGTTACTAGCGTTACCCATGAATATGTTGCCATCATTTAGGTTAGGTGTAGCATTTGTACGTCCTGCCCCCATTATCTTCACAGAGCCCGCTGAGGCGTGTGACCTAGTAACTTTGGCTATTTTTTGTACAGCACTAGATTCTCCTGTTGGAGCTGTGGCAGTTAACTGCCCCGCTGTGTCACTAACAAATAACTCGTCACCCTCCGAATAAGATGACGTATCTATGCCAGATAACGTACCAAATGTGTAAACTTCTAGATTAGCGTTGTTACTAACTGTTGTAGCTGCTAACCCAAATGCGGGCATTTTAGCGGAATCATTGGCATCTGCCTTACTAACAACCGTAGTGTTGCCCGATATGCCTGATATATAGACTACATCGCCTTTCGTTAAATCTTCTCCTGCCTTAGCCTTAAATACTACCGCACCACGTAGGTCGCCAATAAACTCGGTGGCTTGAACATTACCTACTACATCTAACACTTCTGAGGGGGTGGTTGTAAGTATTCCGACTCTATTGTTTACCGCATCAACATATAACGTGTCAGTGTCCACTATCAACCCACCAACAGTCAGCGTATATTCTGTAGTATCGTTTTGATCTTTTCGTAGGTACCTAGCTTCTAATTTAGAGTCGGGTATAGAGCCGTCAATTATATCACTGCTATCATACTGCAATGCTTTTTTGAGTGCTTCATCAATCCCCTGAAAGTATAACCTAAACACTGTATCGCGCTGAGCTTCAAAACTAGCACTATACTCTTGTGGGGGTATAGGGAACGAAGGTACAGTAAAATTTTTACTAGTGTTTCGTATTTTTGTAGCCATTAGCTACCTCGTCTACCATCTGGACGCATATTTATAGTAGGAGTACCTAGCTGCCACCTAGTGCCCTCAGCATTGGAAGAAATTTTTATTGCCATCTGTCTACCACGCACTCTTATATTTAGTTGATCTGTATATTGATCTACCGCATTTGAAGACAGCACTTCCAAAGAACTATTACCACCCTCTGATAAGGGACTATTATCGGCTGCTCCCGGCTCACTACTAGCTAGTAAAGTTATATCAACGCTTGGACTAGCTGAATCAGAGCCTAAAAACTGCATATCAGGGATTAGTTTATCCACAAACGTAAAGCTATTGCCAGATTCTATACCAAATTGCCCAGACGTTATAAACGAATCTATTGCTACCACGTCAGCGGCTTGCCCATCATCATTACCGTTTTCATGCTCCACTAAGTTATTTGTGTTAGTAGCAGCTAGTGGGAAATCATTTACAGGGGAGTCTAGCCAAGCACTGCGATCCATCGTACCAATATACCAAATATCTTCTACGTAGTTATATACCACATACTTATCTGGCGCTACCTTAGTTACATTTGAATCTGATACATAGAACCACCATATTTCGTGATACTCTTCTATGGTACCTGCGAATACCTGCCCATACTGTCCCACGTCTAGATCATCAAATACGTGCTTCCTTACATCGCATCTCAAAGGTTGTGTAGTCCCATCGTACTTGTAGAACTTGCCTACTCCCATCCAATATGCGATTCCGTTGGCGTAAGCAACGGCCTTCGATGAAGCTATTGATGTGTTTGACCCAACCAACTGAGAACTCCATACCACTGGCGCACCAACATACTGCAACGAATATACAGCAGCATCTGTGAAAACCAATATTTCTTGCCGTGACTGAATTGCGGCTACGATCTCGGTGCCTTGCGATAGCTCAAAGTCCCCTGCTTGGTTAGTAGAACGAGGTCGCCAGTCAAACATATCTTCTTGGTCTGACCAACGTATTAACATAGGGTTAAGTGTTTCTGTAGTATCTCCAAACGCGTTAGTACCAAAACAAAATACAAAGCGACTAACATCCGATACTAACAAATGGTTCTGTACGACAGGCACTTCAGCAGAAAGTTCATACTGTGCAGTAACATCTTTACCTCCACCAGAAGTAGACGCAGTAGCAGGATCGGCCCCATCTATTTCTTCTGTGGTAAAAGTGTTAGCTGCAGAATCTACTGATTCTATTTTATGTCGCCCATTTATAACCGAAGCTGAAACGCCAGATATATCACCATCGCACCCTGCTATAGTTACGAATTGCCCAACCTCATAGACTCTTTGTAATGTAGCATCTCGCACAGTTATTTTTTTAGAGTCAACAGTAGTAGATATAGGGTCGCCATCAAATACGTAGGTATAACCGCCAGAATTACTATCTAATGGGTTTGCACTTATATTAACAACGGTATTATTATACATTTTGGACGTGACCGTAGTACCCGCTGCAATTTTTCCTGCGGTAGTGCTTGTAACTATAGCGCCA